ATTCTAAGGACCCCGCCTTTCGAAGGCGGGTCGAGGAGAAGCTCGCTAGGAGCGATATCCTCTAATCTTCCTCCTCCTTCCTCCTCCTTTCTTCCTAGAGAGCCCTGTAGAGACCCTGCCCTCTGCTCTGCAGGGCTCTCCCCTTCCTTCAGTTCTCCTGAGGGGAGCTTTCTGATCCACGAGGGCTCTTACTAAACATCCCACCTTTTTACCGAAGGAGAGATACAACCTTATATGGCAAACGCTACGCCGTCCCGGCTGGGTCAGATTAACCAGCAGGGTGATGANAGAGCACTATTCTTAAAGGTATTCGCTGGCGAAGTTCTTACCTCTTTCGCTCGTACTAACATTATGCTGGATCGTACCACGGTCCGTACAATTCAATACGGTAAGTCTGCTAGCTTCCCTGTGATTGGTCGTATCGGGGCTCATTACCATACCCCTGGTACTGAGATTACGGGGCAGAAGGTCAATCACAATGAAGTGGTTATCAACATTGATCAGCTCCTTATCTCGGACGCATTTATTGCCGATATCGACGAGGCTATGAACCATTACGATGTCCGGGCTCCGTACTCCTCGGAGATGGGCCGTAAGCTCGCCACCACGATGGACGAGAATATTATGAAGGAGCTGGTTAAGGCTGCNCGTAAGGGAGCTAACGTTGCTGATTCGGGGTANCCTGGCGGTACTGAGATTTACAGCGACAAGTTCAAGGTCGGTTCTGGTGGAGCGACCGATACCAAGGAGCAAGCTCTTGCTCTGACCGAGGCTCTCTTTGCGGCGGCTCAGGCTCTTGATGAGAACGATGCTCCTGAGGAGCCTCGCTATGCAGTCTTCTCTCCGAAGGAGTACTACGTTCTCTTTAACAACCTTGACGTGATTAATCGGGACTTTGGTGGGCGAGGCTCNATTGCCACTGGAGACGTTCTCCAGATCGCCGGNATTCAGATTCTTAAGTCCAATAACGTCCCNCACACTGACACCTCCGGTACTGATCCGTTCCACGGTGTTGATGCTAGCAAGACCGTGGGCCTTGTGTGGACTCCGCAGGCTGTTGCTACGGTTAAGCTGATGGACCTCTCCATGCAGATGGAATGGGACATCCGTCGTCAGGGTACGCTGATGGTCGCCCGCTACGCTGTGGGTCACGGTCCTCTGCGTCCTGAGTGCGCCGTGGAGATTCGTCTGGAGAACCTGACTTACTAATCTTAGGGGCTCCTTCAGGCTCCCTGAAGGAGCCCTTATTCATCCCCTTAAGAGAGGTGACTGTATGGCTCTTCCCCTTACCCCTACGACGGAGCTGGAGGCTGTTAACGTCATGCTCACGTCCATTGGGGAACAGCCTGTAAACACGCTAGATACTCCTGGAATATCTGTAGTCTCGATTGCTAGGGCTATCCTGCACCAGACCTCAAGGCAAGTTCAAGAGCGGGGCCTTAGGTGTAACACAGAAACGGACTTCCCTCTTCCGGTAGATGAACATGGAAACGTGCGAGTCCCTGCGAACACCCTAAAGGTAGACCCCACGGACCCCACTAAGGATTACGTTCTCCGTGGGGATAGACTTTATGACCGCAGGAACCGAACTTACACCTTCACTGAGCCTGTAAGGGTTGACCTTGTTCTCTTCCTTCCATTTGAGCAGCTTCCTCAAGCAGCTAGGGAGTACATCACGATTAGAGCTGCTCGAATCTTCCAGACCAGGGTTCTTGGCTCTGAGACCCTTCATGCCTTCACTCTGGAAGACGAGAGACAGGCATTTCACTCGCTTATTGCTGCTGAGGTAGAGACAGGAGACTATAACGTATTTGATCATTCGCCGACTCTCCAACGTATGCTTCGCAGGTGGTGAGACCCTGGAGTGCCTCTTGTTAACAAGACAATCCCTGGATTGTTTAACGGAGTGTCTCAGCAGCCTGCCGTCACCCGTTTAGACACTCAAGGAGAGATCCAGGAGAACGCCTTCGGTCTCATTGTAGATGGCTTAAAGAAGAGGCCTCCTACTGAATGGGTGACGGACCTAGGTAACTTCTCTGAGGACACTCCCTTCATTCACACGATCGACAGAGACCTTCAAGAGCGATATGTCGTTATCATCACGAAGGACTATGCCGAACCTATCAAAATCTTTACGATTGACGGAACGCCCTGTGATGTCCTCTATGAAGGGAACGCTAAGGACTATATCCTGAAGGATGACAATGGAGACCCTATCATCCCTAGAGAACATCTTAAAGCTATCACTGTAGCTGACTACACTTTCATACTTAACACGACCAGGACAGCTAAGATGATCCCTACGCAAGAGATTCCAGATAACCCTAAGGCTCTTGCATGGGTGAAGCAAGGGATCGCTGATACAGAGTACACTATTACCCTTATCGACCCTGATACCGGGGCTCCTATCATTAGCAAGACCCATAAGACACCATCCTCTCAGACGAACGCTCCTGCTTCGACTAAAGGGATCGCAGATGCCTTAGTGTCCAGTCTCTCTTCGGACCTGAATAGTAACGAGTGGTCTGTGAGAAACATCGGGTCTACTGTTGTGATCGAGAACATTGCTGGTAATGATTTCATTCTGAAGGTCTCTGACAGTTACGGGAACCAAGCCCTTATAGGGATTAAGAACTCAGTACAGAAGTTCCAGGACCTCCCTCCTGAGGCTGAACCGGGGATGGTCCTGGTTGTCGAAGGAGACGACAGCACCAGCTTCGATAACTTCTATGTCAAGTACCGAGAAGATGAGAGCGGAACCGGAGTATGGGTAGAGACTGTTAAGCCTCTCCTGGATAACGAGATTGATCCTGACACTGTTCCCCATAGCTTGGTCAGGACTGGCTTCAATGAGTTCACTTTGAAGCCTATTGAGTGGGAGCCTAGACGTGTAGGTGATGAGATCAGTGCTCCTGAGCCGTCTTTCATTGGAGACAGGATNAACGACGTGTTCTTCTTCAAGAACCGTCTAGGCTTCCTCAGTGGGGAAAATGTGATCCTCTCTAGAGCCGGGGATTACTTTAACTTCTTCCCTTCAACAGCTACGGACATTCTCTCGAATGATCCTATTGACGTAGCTGTATCAACTAACCAAGTCGCTATCCTGCACCATGCAGTACCCTTTAGCGAGACTCTAATGCTCTTCTCGGAGCACCAGCAGTTCTCTCTTAGCTCCTCTGGCATTCTCTCTCCTCAGACTGTTGCTATCGACATGAGTACGGCTTTTGAGACCTCTAAGGACTGTAAGCCTGTAGGAGCTGGACCTAACGTTTACTTCATCGTCCCTAGCGGAAACTATAGCAGAGTTAGAGAATACTTCGTGCAACCTAATAGTCAGGTTAATGATGCTGCTGACGTTACTGCACACGTCCCCAGATACTTACCTGGAGGGATTACTAGTCTCGTCGCTAGCTCTGCNCGAGATGNTATTTTCGCTCATTCTCCCAGGGAGCCTCATAACATCTATCTCTACAAGTACTACTGGGATGGAGAAGAGAAGATTCAAAGCTCTTGGTCTAAGTGGATTTTTGATGATGAGGTTCTCAGCATGGCCGTCCTTGACGAATTCCTTTACGTGGTCTTCAAGAAGGATGGGGTCATGTGGCTTGGGAGGATTGATCTTGAAGGGCATCCTACCAATGGTCTTGGGTATCTGGTTCATCTTGATAGGCAGTGTAAGGTCACTGGAGTCTACGATCCTTTAACTAATGAGACGACTTGGACCCTTCCCTACAGCGACTCTTCAGATGACTTTAGGGTGATTGAAGGGAATGACGGTAACCAAGTCTTAGGGGCTAAGAAGATCAATGACACAACGATCACGGCCCTAGGAGATTACAGCGGTNCTCCTGCCATCATCGGTAAGACCTACAGAATGCGTTACAGGTTCTCCCGGTGGTATATGCGGGATCAGCAGGGAGTCGCTCAGACCATGGGAAGACTTCAGATCAGGACCCTTACTCTGTCCTTTACTGACACTGGTAGGTTCGCTATCGAAGTGAACAAGTTCAGACAGGAGTTCACTGGTATCNTCCTTGGANTGACTCCTTTAGGTAAGCCTGGATTGGTTACCGGAGAGCAGAGGTTCGTCATTATGCAGAACGCTGCTGAAGCTAACATCGACCTAATCAACGATTCTCACCTTCCCTCTCAGATACAGACGGCTACCTTTGAGGGCTTCTGGAGTCCGAGAGCTGCTAAATTCTAGGAAAGGAGCGAAGCATGGCTCGATCCTATTATAGACCTCTCCGCTCCCCTGAGGATCTTCAGAGCATCTTCGCTCTGGACCTAAGGGAAGCTGATGTAGAAGAGATCAAAGCCTCTACGGGTTACAATCCTGTAGAGGCTTTACGGTTTTCTATCGACCTCTCCGAGAAAGTATGGGTAGTTATTCATGAAGACAAGATCGAGGGAGTTTTCGGAGTAGTCCGCAAGGAGACCGGAGGAGTTCCTTGGTTTGTCGCTACAGATAAGTTTAAAGAGTTCCGGTGGACATTTGCTAAGGAGTCTAAAAAGCTGGTTAAGGAGCTTCTAGAAGAGTACGGAACCTTAGCCAACTTCGTTATGGCTTCCCATAAGGAGTCTATCAAGTGGCTCGAATGGCTGGGTTTCAAACTCTCTCTCTTTACCTTCCCTCTCTGTGATCCGAATGTCCTCTTTCACTATTTCGTCATGGAGAAGGGGGACAGTGAGTAATGTGTGTTCCTGCAGGAGCTATTGCTCCAGCTTTAGCGACCATTAGTGCTATCGGTACTGCAGCTCAGATCGCTGCTCAGAACGTTCAGTCTCAGATGGACGAGCTTGCTGCGCTCCGGGCTTATAACATGGACATTCTGGCTCTCCAGAAAAGAGCTAGACAGACTCAGGCTGCATATGACCTAGAGG